TTCTTCGGTGAATATAACGATATTTGCATCTAGAGATAAAACATTTCTCATCCAACTCAAATAAGTATGGTAAGATACAGTAAAATTATCCCACTTATCTCTCTCTATATCGAAAAGAGCTTGTACTATAACAGGTTTGCTTAAATCCATTTCCAAGTAATTTTAGTATTTTTATGCAATAGGTTTACCTTACTATCGTCATGGTATTTAGCGTTTGATCTATTGTCAAAGAGCGTGTCTAAGATCATACCAGATGAGTTTAACATAGTTGGTACATAACCTTCAGAATACCCAGAGAAACCCTTTGCATTTAAGTCTACTAGTTTACGTAGAGCTCTGTTAGATATCCTAACAATAGGAAAGAAAGAACCAAATAGGTCTTTAGTACCTTCTGGCATTTTATCTCCATCTCCAGGAAACCTTTCAAACCAATCAGGACCAGAAGTAGTCTTTTTATCGATATAAGGTACAGAAGGTTGAGTTTTTACTGTCTGCTTTTTAAAACCATACATAGATATAAAGTCTGCTTTGTTACTTTCTAACGAATCGAAAAATAAATTCCAGTTATTACCAGTTACATCGTCATCCATAAACCAATAGTAATCGTAGTTTGGATTATCAGCAAAGTAACGTATCATTCTGAAGTGTGGATAGAACCAAATTATATTCCTGTTACCGTAAGAGTTCCAATAGTGTTTTTTACTTACTTCTCCTTTAAATTGTAAGCCTTGTCTTATTTGTTGTTCATCGTATAATAAAGAAGGCCATTCAGGCTGTAAATATCCATTAGTAGTATCTACAAGCCAGTCAAATTCCAAACCAGAGTTTTCCCAATGGTTCTTGTAGCTCATATAACTACCGGAATGTGTACAAACTATTACTTTTTTCATATCAATTGTTTAATTTGTTCGTGTATATTTGGTATTCTGTTAAATTGGTGTACTATATCGTAGTTTCTCCAGTCAGGTACAATATTATATCTATCTTTTATTCTTTGTTTGAAACCCCATCCTTCGAAAAATTGAGTAGGACCAGCTACAGCTAAATGTATACACCAGTTATCGGTTAGGTTAAAGTATTTTACTCTATATTTTTCATTTTGAGATATAAGACAGTTCATAGCAGCTTGATCTTCTATATTATGTCCTTTTTTACTAGTCAAAGTAATTTTAACCATATCTAAAAACCATTGAGATAGTTTTTCTGGTTTACCTGCAATAACTCCACTACAATATATTTCTTTATTTCGTAGATCATTTACATAAGCTGGAAAGCATTTATTTAATACATCCATATTCCAAGGTTCACAGTTGTGAGTAACTCCTTCACCGGCTACAAATATATCGTATTTATCTGTTTCTAGTTTAGCAAAAGGATCTCTCTGAAAAGCTACGTCAAATACATCAGTATATAAACAAATGTCGTAAAACTTAGCATGGTGTCTAAAGAAGTCAGAAGCCATAGACAATCTACTATTATTAACCGTCTCAGAACTATGCGTAGACACGCTAAGATACTTTATGCCAATGTCTTCTAGTGTGTTTATATCTTCAGGTGTAGCATTATGAGCTATAAGTACTACATCTCCATTAGTAACATTCTCAAAAGACTGTTTCCATAACACAATTTGGTCTTTGTATTGTGCTATATTATTACATACACCTGTTAATAGTTTTCTCATATTGTCATTAGTTGTTTTTCACACCACTGTTTGGATGTACTAAAAGGCCAAATAATAATGTGGTTAGGTTTAGGTCCTTGGTATTGTCTCCATACGGTATAGTTAGAACCATTCTTTCTATGTACTTTTAGGTTAGCATTAAACTCATCACCAGGTATATCTTGTCTGTGTATTTCTTTACCTAATTTATCTTCGAATATAACAGCAACAAATTCGTAATCGTCTTCTGGATAGCTGTTAACGTTTAAGTCAATAGCATGTTTAAATTCGTTAAAATACTCTGGGTTATCTTCTCTGCCTGGTAATGCATTAGTTTTACAGTTGTTAGTTATTTGTCTTTCGTCAAACTTAATACCGGCATACTCTTGGTAATCTTCTAACGTTCTTACGTCACCTAAACCATATTCTATCTCTTGTATTTCGTTTTCGAAGTCTATACCAAGTAAAGATCTTACTTTTTTATGGCAATCTGTATTTTTTCTAGTCCAAGTTGGATCGTCATCCCATTGTTTAACTCTACCTACTCTAGTATACTCATGCCAGGCTATAACTTTGTTTGGGTGAAATAAATCGTAACCGTGTGTATAAGCTCTAACAGCTAAAGTAATCTCTTCACCATGGAAATAGTATTCAGGGTCGTGTTGTACCTCTTTACTAAATTCACCTAAAGTAAAACAGAAGTGAGCAGAAAAGAATCTAGCTGGTTTAGGATATAATTCATTCTGCATATAGTATGGTAGAAAGAATACAACTCCTTCAGGGGTAAATCTATCAAAAGACATACCCCATGGAGTATCCACCCGTCCTTGAGGATCGTTATCTGGTTGGTAAGATGGAATATAACTAGTTAATAACGGTTTTTTATGACCTCTTTCCTGTAACTGTTTTATCATATTGATACAAATAGTATCCCACCCTTTTACAAACCTGTGATGAGAGTCTAACTGTAAAGTATAGTCTTCACCTTTGTAGTGTTGTTGTATTTGATTACGGGCCCAACAAGCACCCTTAGACTCACGGTAAGGTATATCAAGTATAGTCAGTCGCTCATCTTCCTTATACTTATCTAAGTTATCCCATTCGTCTTCGGGTGAGTTTTGCCAGGCAATACAGACGTGTAGCTCATCTGGATTATCCGCTTGCGTAAACAAATCGTCTAAAGTTTTTACTAGTTCTGGATCTCTATAAGAGGCAATTTGTACAAATATACTCATTATTTAAAATTAATGTTAAGTTCTGGTTGTAGTTTTTTAATCCAGTAACGTTCTCGTTTTTTTCTTTTAGTCTCATCATCTATGTATTCTATGATATTCCAAGAAATTATTTTAGCATGTTTAGTCTTTACTACACCAAATTGTTTACTAGACATGTGTTGAGTAATACGGTGTTGTATGTGAGCTGATTGACCTATGTATGAACCTTTATCAGTTTGAATCATATAGATTCCAGCTGGTAAGTTACTCTTCCATTTTTTAACAGCCTTGTTAACTAGTTCGTTTGTTCTTTCTGGATTGGCTTTAACCCAAGCTTCTCTCTTAGGTTTCATCTTATCGTAGTGACAGTATTTACAGTACTTGTAAGTATACTCTCTTAAACTACCATCTTTTCTCGTAGTATAGATTGTGTAATAGTCTTTCTCTGGATAGACTTGTTTACAGGTTATGCACTCCTTATCCATATTATAAAGTAAAAGCAGGTGTTGGTGTTGGAGTAGCTGTAACTACATTTAAGTTCTGAGCTATACTATCTATAGCGTTCTTTTGACCAACTGTAAGAGTAGGATAATCATTATTAATAATACTTAATAAAAATTTATCAGTCTTAGGATTGGTATTCTTTTCTAGTAACTTCTTTAAGAAAGGTAAATCTTTTCTAGGTAGTTTATCTTTAGATATATCTACTGGTTTATTATTTTGGTATATATTACCTTTACCATTTAATCTATCTACCTTTTCTTTTAACTCTTTTACCTCTATTACTAACTGTTCTAATAACCTTTGGTTTAACTTTTCTTCCATGATTGTATGTTTTAGTATCCTTATCTTATTATAATTATACGAAAAAATCCATTCCAAGGCAACTTTTTTATAATTTTTTTTTAAACACCGTCACTTTTCCGAAAAAATATATATGGAGCCTATTTATCTCTGTAAATCAAATTAAATAACCTTTAAATTCTTTTAGGATGAACAAAACCGAACTAAAGGATCTTGTAAAGCGTTACTTCAATTTAGTGGAAAACAATTCAGATAACTTAGAGAAAGAAGTCTTTGCTGACGCCGAACTTATCGACGGCACGAAGATTACTAATATGAAAGACTCAGAATTCTCTGAAGGAGACGAAGTACATGTAATTACCGAATCAGGAGAACATGTCATCGCACCTTCAGGAGAGCACGAGTTAAAATCTGGTATTGTCATCACTATTGACGGAGAAGGCAAAATTACAGGAATCAAACGTCCAGGAGCAGAAGGAGAAGGTAGCTTAGAAGCCGCTGACTCACCAGTTGCTGAAGAAATGGCTGCTGAATCTAGCGCTTCTGTAGAAAAAACTGAAATGGCTGAACACGATGAAGAAGATATGGAAGAAGAAATCATCGAAGAAGTCATGCAAGAAGACGAAATTAAAGAAGCAGTAGTAGAAGCTATTGCTGAAGTTATTGCTCCTGAAATCGAAGCTATGAAGAAAAAAATGGCGGATATAGAAGAAGCAATGAAAGACTACATGAGCAAGCCAGCTGATGTACCCACTTCTGAAAAGAAGTTTAGTAAAAAAGCGAAAGCGAACAAGCCAGAAGTATTAAACAAAAAAAGATACGAAATGGCACTTAACAGAATCAATAACAAATAAAACTATTAAACGATGGCTATTAACGTAAGCGCATTAAGCGACTTTAACAACGAGCTAGCAGGACGTATGCTAATGGATACGGTCTATGTTGGCAACACTGCCGAATATGTTGAGATTCAGGAAGGTATCAAATATCAAGAGCCACTTAACCTGGCTTCTGTTACTCCTTATTTCCAAGGTGGTGACACAGTATCTAGTCCTTCTGGATCATTAACTTTCGACCAAAGAAACATTACTGTATCTAAAAGAACAGCGTATGATGAGTGGAATCTACAATTACTTACAAGTAAGTATTTAGGTAAAGCTATATTAGATGCTGGATCTTACGAAGATACAATGACTATCTTAAACGGTCTTTCTGAAGACTTAGTAAAGAAAGCACAACAATCTAACGACGACTTTATCTGGAACGCAGTTAACGGTGCGGTATTCCCAGGATCAACTGTAACTTCAGCTGGTGAAGGTTTAAAAGAACTTTTATCTTCTGCAACTACAGGTGTTAACGTTCCTGCAGGTCAAACTGCAATTACAGGTTCTTCTGCATACGATCAAATCGTATCTTTAGTAACAGCTGTAGATGTTAACGTAAAAGATGCTGGTGACTTAACAGTATTCTGTGGAACAACAGTCTTCCAAAGAATTATCTCAGGATTAACAACTCAAAACTTATTCCACTTCGATCCTACTTCAGTAGCGACTAGAGGAGGAATGTATGAAGTTCCACTTCCTGGGTTTCCCAATGTTAAGATCGTTGGAACTTATGGATTGAGATCTTCTGAAAGAGTAGTAGTAGGACCTGCATCTGATGCATTTGTAGGAACAGACTTAATGTAAGATACATCTAACTTTCAGATGTGGTACGACATCAATGCTGATGCTCTTAAGTACAGATTGAGAAATAAATTAGGTACACAAATCGGACATCCACAGTACTGGGCGTCTAATGACCTAGCTTAATAGAAGCAAATTAAACGGGCGGTCTTAGCGCCGCCCTTTTTTTAACCTTAAAACAAATAATTATGTCTTGCGATATCACGTCTGGTTTTCAACTTGGTTGTAGGGACAACAGTGGAGGTATCAAGAATGTATACATCTTATCTGGTTCAGTAAATACTATTACTGAGGCAAATGGTGCTATTACAGACCTTGATGGATCTGGTGTCTTTTACCAATTTGAGTTAACCAAAAACACAGGAGACTTTGTAGAGACTCCTACACCATCGCTTGAGAACGGAACTGTTTTCTATTCTCAGGTAATCAATGTCGCTTTCCATAAGTTGCAAGCTTCTATTAGAAATCAAGTAAAAGTATTAGCACAAAACCCAGCATTAAAAATAGTCGTAGAGACTAACAATGGGGTTGAGTCACCTTATACAGGTAGATTCTTTTACGTAGGTAAAGATAGAGGAGCAACACTTACGGGAGGTGCAGGTGGTACCGGAACAGCTTTTGGAGATGCGAATCAATATTCGTTAACTTTCGAAGGACTAGAGCCTCAACCAGCATTTGAAATCACCACTTCTGGTGCATTAACAGATGCGTTGACAGGTATTACTGTTTCGTACTAAATATAAAACTAGAAATAGGGGATGGTTCTGTTGGAATTCTCCCCTTTTCTTTATATATTATAATAGATGATTAACCTATACACATCACATCCAACGAGTAGTTTTACTTTCTACCCAGACCTGCCTAATTCGGCAAGTGGTTCTGAATATCAATTGGACTTAAGTAGTGACTTAGATAGAAGTACTTATACAGTTGAAAATTTAAATAGGTTAAACACAAATACACCCAATAGTTTTTCTCAAGTTGTTGTACTCCAAGCTTATTCAGGTAGTGGTGTACCACCTTATGATGGGCAATATACAGCTACATTAAAACAAGGACTTGAAACTAAATCACAATGGGGTAATACTCATTTGCTATTCGGTACTTTACATAGAAGATGGTCAAATGTCAGAGCCTTTAGTGGGCAAGCAATTGGAACTGATAGAGCCTATGTACACGGAACGAATTTACAAAGCATTGACACGTATACTACCAGCAACGAAAATGGTGCGTACACAACTTATAACGATTAAAAATGGGACAAACAAAATTTAACTTTAAAAAAATTAAGCTCAACCTAGCTAAGCAATTTAGCTATCAAGAGAGCAATAAAGATCATAAGTTTGTTAAATACGGTAGTGATAATAAATTCCCTTTTCATTTAACAGAACTTTATAACAAATCGTCTATTCACGGTGCTTGTGTTAACGCTATCGTAGAAGGTATTATTGCAGGTGGATTAACTGCTAATGAAGAAATATATATCGAAAGAGCTAATCCAAAAGAAACTTGGAACGATGTATTCGAAAAAGTAGCACTAGACTTTAAACTGTTTGGTAGCTTTGCACTTGAGATTATTTACTCTAACGATAGATCTCGAATCGATATATACCATGTAGACTTTTCAACAGTACGTGCGGGAGAGAAAGACCATCACGGTCATATACACGAATACTACATATCAAACGACTGGAATGAAGCATTAGCTTGGACTAAAACGTTAGACAAAGACGTTATTGAGTTACCAGCATACGATCCAGCTAAAAGACTAGAACAACCTCACCAATTATATGTACATAGAAACTACAGACCAGGACAGGAATACTATCCATTACCTGATTATGTAGGTGGTTTAAGAGTTATTGAACTAGATACAGAAGTAGATAACTTCCATGTAAACAATATAAGAAATGGTTTAGCACCATCTCTAGCTATTACAACATTTACTAATGGTTCAGATGACCAGCTAAGAAGTATAGAAGAACAATTGAATAGTAACTACGGAGGTAGTGATAATGCTGGTTCTTTAATGTACTTAGATGTAGACTCACCAGAAAATGCACCACAGATAGTACCTATCCCACAAAATGGAGCAGATGGTTACTACACAACAATAAACGATACAGTAGTACAAAAGATACTTACTGCACATAGAATTACTTCACCTATGATTTTGGGTATCAAAACCGAAGGGCAATTAGGAGGTAGACAGGAAACTATTGACGCCTATTTGTTATTAGTAAATACTGTTATCCGTCCATATCAACAAGATATTTTACAATGTTTTGAAGATTTGATTGAAATGATGCACCCCGGAATTGAAACATCTGTAGGTGTTCAACAATTGAA